AACAGATCTTGCAATTAACTCAACTATTCCTTCACATGAATTGCCTAAAGGCGGTTTGATTCCAGGAGAAAAGTTATATCTTGACAACGACCAGAAATCAAATATGACTGATGACGAGCTTAAAAGATTTATGGGTTTATCAAATCTTATTGAAAGCTTCCCGAGAGATAAAACTTCTGAATATTATTTCAACAGATTAATGAGTGATCCAGATGTAAAAGAGTATCTTGAAGAAATGGAAAAAGGCTCTTCTGTTGGAATTGGGTTTGATGATCATGAAGGGTGGGATGAGATGTCAAATGAAGAAAAGGAATTGATTCAAGGTAAGATTAAGGAGTTAGTTAAGGACGCTGCAGAAGAAGCTGAATGTAGAAACTGGGGATCAGTATCACAACATACTCGAGCTGAAATATATAAAATGTTATCAAACAAAATCCAGTGGCAATCTTTGTTAAAGAGATTTTGTGGTTATACTAAGAAAGATCAAAGGAACTCTTCAGTAAGAAAGCTACATAGAAAATACCCGGGTGTTCATCCTGGCGCTAAAAAGGTTTATCGACCAATGATTGCTGTATATATTGATGAGAGTGGTTCTGTTTCAAATAAAGAGTTAGCAGCATTCTATGCTGAACTGGATAATCTTTCTAGAAATACAGACTTTTATCTTTATAAGTTTGATCATTCAGTTGATGACAAAGGAGGGTTTCTTTGGAAGAAAAATAAACGTCCTAGCATGCACAGATCATTAACAGGAGGAACATCGTTTAAAGCTGTATCTAATCATGCAATCAAGAATAAAAGAAAGTTTGATGGTTATATAGTTTTAACAGATGGAGGTGCGCCAAAACCCGGGCCTTCATTTAGAATGAAACGATGTTGGATATTAGCCAAGAATTGCAAGTTAGCTTTTGAAGCTGACAAATCTGATGTTACAATAAACATGTAAATTAATTTATAAAAGAGATAATTATGTTATATAATTTTAATACTGAGACATTTAAGTTTGTTAAAGAAAACAACAAAGTTAAATTATATCATAAAGCCCAAAATAAGTGGACCCAAGGTTGGACTTATATTGGAAAGTACGAAAACACGCAAAAAGCAGAAGTTGCTGCAAAACAATACACAAATTAAAAAAGGATAAAAATTATGATGCGTTACAAGCTTACTATTGATCGTCATGGTCTTGGAGAATATGAAAAGAGCATTGTAAACTATGTCTTTGATTCTTCTTCACCGAAAGATGCATTAAAGAGAGTTCAAGCTGTATATGAAAGATGTGAGAAAACTAACAAAAGAATTCCGTATAACTCAAAGTTATTCCTGGAAGCTGTAGCCATTTCAGCAGGTGCTGATTTAGATAAAATCAAATAAAGCGCTGTTTATCATATGTTATATTACATTGGATTTATATTTATAGTTCTTTTTAATGTAGCAATATTTTACGATCAAACTCAGCACAATGAAGAGATATACAAGTCAAACTATAGTTTATTTCTTTTTGTGTTGAGCTTTTTTTGTATTTTAGAGATAATGTTTTTTACTTTAATCTATGTTGTAATAAAAGATTTTATAGGATTTGTGCTATGATTACAGAAATCAATGAGTTTATAGAGAAAATGAATTCTTCAACGTCATCAAATGACAAAGTAGAAATTATAAGATTATCAGATAAAAACGTGTTAAGAGTTTTATATTATACGTACAATACTTTTATGCAATATAACATAACATCTAAAGTTCTTAATAAAAGAAAAGATCTATGTAACAAGCATACGAAATTTAGTTCTATATTTGATCTGTTTGATTCTTTAAATCAAAGACTAATTACAGGACATAAAGCGATAGAAGAAACAAACGGGTTTATCTATTGTAATCCTACGTATGAAAAATTATTATGTCTAATGTTAGAAAGAAACTTAAAAGTTAGAGCATCAGTTAAGTTAATAAACAGAGCTGTGCCAAGTTTGATACCCACTTTTAACGTAGCATTAGCAAACAAATATGATGAGAAGACAAAAAAGAAAGTCGATTTCGAAAAAGATATCTGGTATGTATCGAGAAAGCTTGACGGTGTTCGTTGTCTTATTGTTGTTGATGACAAAGGTAAAGCTAAATCATTCTCTAGAGCAGGAAAACAATTTCATACGTTATCCTTAATAGAAGAAGAAATAAAAAGTTTAGGTGTTAAAAACATTGTCTACGACGGTGAAATGTGTATAGTTGATGAAAATGGTAACGAAGATTTTCAAACTGTAATGAAAGAGATAGGTCGCAAAGACCACACTATTCAAAAAGGTTTATACCAGGTATTTGACTTCATACCTTACGAAATGTTTAAAAGAGGAGATGCTACCTCAGGAACTTTTTCTCAAAGAGTTTTTGCATTGCAAAGTCTTATGCTAGGAGAAACTCTAAATTATCTAGACTTCTTAGAACAAACTCCGATATCAAATTTTGAAGAGCTTGATAAATTAACACAAAAGGCGTCTGAAAAAGGTTGGGAAGGCTTAATGTTGCGTAAGAACGATACTTATAAAGGTAAACGTTCTAATGACATCTTGAAAGTTAAAACATTTCATGACGCTGAGTATGATGTTAAAGATGTAGTTTACGGCCCGTTTAGATATATCAAAGAAGGTATTGAAGTAGAAGAAGAAATGTTAAGTGCTGTGATGATAGAGCATAAAGGAAACACAGTTAGGGTTGGTAGTGGTTTTTCAATAGAGCAACGACAAAAGTTTTTTAATAATCCACAAGACATTATTGGTAAAGAAATAACAGTTCAATACTTCGAAGAATCTCAAAATCAGAATGGAGAAAACTCGTTAAGATTCCCGGTTATAAAGGTTATTCATGAAGATAAAAGAAAGTATTGATCTAGTAGGGAATCTATGCACTTTTAATAATATGTTAGTTTTAGTTATTTCAAAACATGTTATATTGAGACCATTTGGTAATAGAGAATACATAAAAAAAGAATCTTACTACGTTCTCTTCCCGCAAGGAGGAATAGACACAGTCTCAAAAGAAAGTTTAAAAGTTATATGTTAATGATTAAGTGTGAATGGGATTATGTGTTTAAAAACTTTCCACATCACCAGAAAGGATACGTTTTTATGACAAACTTAAAGACGAACATAAGTGTAGCTGATTGTGGCGTAGAAGATTATAAAGCTAAAGGATATGAGTTGGGTTATTGTAAACCTTATATACATTGTAGGACACAAAAAAAGTATAAAATCTATGTTAAATGATAATATATATAGTATATAATAATAATAACAATAAAAAGAGGTATATAAATGAAAATAACAGAAAGACGTTTGAGACAAATCATTAGAAGTGTTATAAAAGAAAACGAAAACGATCCTTATCTAGATCCAAATAGTCGTAAGCTCGAGCCAGAAGATGTTTTCCCGCCTATTGATGATGATGATAGATACCTACAAAATGACGAAGAAGATATACGCTATGATGAAGATGGCAATCCGTATAACGCAGCTGAAGAAGTATACCGCGCTGATATGTGGAACGAACAATTCCTAGACTCTTAAGTTATATGTAGAATAAAGTTTGTTATATTTATGAAGCCCGGTAATTCCGGGTTTTTTTGTATTCGCAGAAAGTCTTGAGTATTTGACGAAGCAGGGTGTTAACACAGTAAATCACATACGTTTTATAAAAAGTGAAATATATTTATATTATAGTTAAACAGGAGATTTAATGAAGTATAGATTTATGATGTTATTGTTGCCTTTTATGTTTAATTGTTCTGACGATCTTTCATCTTATAAAGGATATGAAGTTGACTTTAGAGATAAAACTTATTCTGATACAAAGCACGTAGGTTCATCTTGTGATGTAAATTGTATATACTCAAGTTACGCAGTTAAGTACAACATACAGAACAAGCAGTATGATTGTATTGAAGGACCTTGCGCTTGTGTTGAAGAAGGAAATGCAAACAACTTATGTGATGTTAACTCTAATCCGCAAGACTTGTGGGAGCAAGAAGATATTAGTTCATCTCAAGAGACAATTAAAGTAGGTGTAATACCATACTACAATCAGTACGATAATATAAATTACCCAAGTTCTACGTGTCAAAATACATCTATAGCTATGGTGCTAAGCAAATTTCAATATAAAATACATCCAGATGATATATTTGGTAGATGGGGAAAAGATCTTGCACAGTCGCCGTCAGGATTAAATTATGTATATAAACATTATGCAACTAACAGTTCAATAAACACATACACTAATGCAACACCTGAAGATTTGACTAATGCGTTAGATAACGGTTATATAGTTATAGTGCATGGATATTTCACTTCTTTTGGACACGTTTTAATAATTAAAGGATACGATGATAGTTATTATTATGTTAACGATCCTGCGGGAGTTTGGGATGGTTGTTTTAAATGTGGGTATAGTCAAAGTTATAATGGTGTAACTCAATACCCACGTCAATCTTTAGAGAACGCAGTTTTTACATCTGACGGTTATTCTTATTTGCCTGGCTGGATCCACCTTATAAAAGGGAATTAAAATGAAGTCTTATTTTGCTGCCTGTTTATACTTTTTTATAATTATGAACAATATATCATATGGTCAAAGTTATGAATGCGACAATAATTTTGAAGAATGTGGAACACCCAATCAGTCCGGTGGTAGTGGAGGAGAAGGTTCTATTCTAATTGCAAATACTGACCTGGGTGATTCGTATCAACATGCTGATGACTTTGATGATGATGGTATAGAAGACCCAACAGATAATTGTCTAAGGTATCCTAATCCCGACCAGCTTGATAGAGACAGTGATAGTATAGGAGATATGTGTGACAACTGTTTAAATGTATGGAATCCAGAGCAGAGTAATATTGATGGTGATGAGCATGGCGATTATTGTGATGATGATATAGATAATGACCAGATTTTAAATTCTGCTGACGAGTGTCCTCTTCATTGGGGAAACTTATCTTGCTTTAATTCTTATGAACCAGAATTAAAACCGACAAACAATCATCAACATAATTATAAAATGAATACTAACGTATCAACGTTGGGAAACACAAATCAAGTAATTACAAATAGTTGTGTAACTTCATCACAGAAAGAATCACTGTTTTACTTTGTGATAATCTTTTTTACAATTCTTGTATATAAAAGAGTGAAAAAGATTTAGATTTTGACGAAGCGTAACGTATGAATATTGAGTCACGTAATAGGATTGGTATTATAAAGACGGGAAAGTTAAAAGGGAGTTTATGTTTAGTATTGTCTGAAAGTTGTTTTTTGACTAGCGACAATTTGAAGTGGTTTAGAATTTATGTAGATAATAAACTACTAAGAATGTATGAGAAAAATATACGTCTATTGTAAAAACAAACTACTTGACATATACTTACAAGACAAACATAAGGAGACTTGCATGTTTAAAAAAGAAGAATCATACGCATATATTTATTTAGCAGTAACTTATTTTATTGCTTTTACAATACCAAGTTTAATTAAATTATTTTAAAAAAGAAAGAAGAAAAAATGTCTGGTGGTTTTAACGAAGAAGTAGTAGTGTTAACAACAAATCCAAAAGATAAGGTTGTGAGTTTTTTAAACGATCTAAGAGTGTTATTGAATAAACATAATGCAAAACTCTATGCTACAGATTGTGAATTATTTATGAACGGATTAGGATATGTTGGAATGCTAGAAGACAATATAGAGACAACAGAAATATCAGATGGTAATGAACTGTTATATACTTCTAGTGTAAAATCACAATAAAAGTTGCAAATACAAAAAAACCAGCGAAAAGCTGGCTTGTTAATGACTATAACTCTTGTATAGTTTTATTATCTGAATGATATATTTTTAGCTGCATCTTTACCACACACAGGCATAGTAACAGTTAGGATTCCTTCGTTAAGTGAAGCATAGCTCTTGTCAGCGTCAATTGATTTTAATAAACTTATTTTTTCATTTAAAACCGATTTAAAGTCCTTATCAAATCTTTTATTGTCACTCTTTACAATTAAACTTTTCTTGTCAAAAGTAATATCGATATTTTCTTTTGACATTCCAGGCGCAAGACACTTAAAAATGATATTGTTGTCTTCTTCGAAAATCTTGTAAGAACTTCTTTGATAGTTTGTACTTTCATATTTAGGTTTAGCATTATAAGTAGAAAAACTCAATTCTTGCATTAACGTATTTAAAAAATTATCTGGTGTCATATTGTTCGCCTTTCAGAACGTTGTATGTATAGCTTAAACACCAAACTTAAATTTGTAACCCCCTTACTGAATATTTTTTTTATATACATTAATAAGTTGACTCAAAAGAACCATGTCTATTTTACCACCCCAACTTTCTACTAAATTTTTAAGTTCTACAAAAGACAGTTTGTTGTCTTCTATAATATCACATAACTCTGATTTATACGATCCAACATCTTCAATTATCATTATTTTATTATTGCTTCCTACATCGAATATCTGACCATCTCCAGAAAAAGTAAAAATTATTTTAGACATTAGTTACCTCCTTATAAGATATAATAAGTAGGTTCAATTCTATGTTTAAATAGAGTGATTAATCGCTATCTTTTTCCTAATCATCAGAACTCTTCCTTTGTAAAGAAAATTTATTAAATCATCTTCAAAATCATACTTTTCATCGTTTTCGTAAAAAGCTAAATAATATCCTGTTTCTAATCTGTAGTTTTTTATGTTTTTATTAGGACAATAAATATTGTAGCCTAAAACACAACTAAAATTGTCAATGTAAAACAGGAAATGTTTCATACTATGATTTTCTAGTATGAAGATCTGCTATTGATGATGCAACGAAAGACAAAGGTTTAACCTTAACATCAAAGCCGCAACCTGTTATATATCCTGATATCATATTTTTATATTTAGATGATAAGTGTCTAGAATCAGGATTGACGTCAGCGTGTATTTCTATGTTTGCTTTATCTATAACACTTTTGATTTCCATCGCTAAGTTTAAAGAGTCAGTAGTTTCTTTTAATAATCTTTTAGAAAGGTCTAAATAAGAATCGTCTTTGAACTTGTCTCTTAAATAAAAATATCTTCTATCATAAAAGTCTTCGTTTAATACGCAAATTGCTTTTGTAAAAACATAGTGATAACCTAACTTAACACTATCAGTGCCAATAATTATTTTATGATTATCTGATTTAGACACCTTTCTTAGTATATAAATAATCTCATTTAAATCAACAACTTCTTTATTCCCAGTTCGCCATGTAGTCATATTTAAACTCTTTTACGAAAAAACGTTTCACTGTTTAAGTATGCCAATATAATCACTGTTTACTGTTTTTATAAAACTTTAAAGTTCCATTAAGCTTTCTACGATAATCAATGCTCGAAAGACCAGATGCAGCAACTTCTTCTGTCCAGTCTTTATACATTGCATAACCAAGTTCAGTCAACTCTTCTTCAACAGGAGGATAAGAAATAGGATCATAAAACCCGTCATCCGGCTTTCGCCAAGAACCTTTACTTTTTTCTCCTGTATTATATAACTTCATCGCTTTAGGCGTGCCATTTAACAAGTGAGAATCAAGTAAAACAGAAGGCTCTATAGAAATATCTATTTTGTTATTATTCTTGTCAACGATTTGACATAAACAATTGAAGTTTTTTCTACCCACTGTTTTAATAAATTTTAAAAAGACTTTCTCTTGTTTTTTAAAACATTTGACAATGTTAATTGCATCCTTGCTTTTTATTTCTTTACTGTGAACTTTAGCTGTAATTGCATCTACAACATCATGAAAAGTCTTAGTATCAATATGATAATAAATCCACTTGTGCTTGACGCCATTAAACTTTTCTTTTATTTCGTCCTTCATAACAACTCCTGACTTAACATATAAAGACTAGTTTAGTTATCTGTTTTAATCATCTTTTTCCAGCTTGATCGATTTTACTTCAAAGCCATAGTTTTCTAACAGATATTCAATAACGTCTTCATCTTCAGCATCAGAATCTAGTTCGTCTTCTTTTAACTTTAAACTCTTAGGCAGAATAGCAATTTTCCGTGATTCTTCATAATTGCAATCTTCAAACTCTGTATCTGAAAAGTCCCATTTTATATTTTTTATTACTATCATTATTACTCCTTAATTTCTTTTTATATATAAGAAGGAATTAAATATTAATTATTATTTTTTAATTCGTTGATCTGATGCTGTATATACCACTTAGCTTTTTCAAGATCTTCCATTGTTTTTTTAGCATCTTTTTTGCCCGATCGAGCGATATACTTTATTGCATTTCCTAGTTCAAAATTTAAATCCCAAGAGTTAATAACGTCTATAACCTCATGTCCAGAGTCCTTAAGATAATGATCAGGATGATCTACGTTTTTGTTTTGTTTAGGACTTGTTGATTTACATTGGCAAAGAATGCCAGCTGTACAGGATGTACATCTTTTACATTTAGTCATTTTTTACTCCAGCTTAATTAATTTTGAAAGCTTAGGTTTTTTGTCATCCCAGTATCTGATACAAGGAATCTTGTTAGGCGAGAATATTATATATTCTTTGTAACTTGTTGATTTACCGATAGTTTTAGTATTAACGCCTATTATTATAGAAAAACTATCAATTTTTTTATTATTATTTTTAACAATCTTAACTAAATCACCAACTTTAAATATTGTTTTCATCTATTAAAATATCATCTATGGAAATTATTCCCAACATATCTAACTCATCTTTAGAAACTACTTTTTCTACTTTTTCTTTAATACTAATATCATTTCTTAATAAGCCACTTTCAAGACCAAGATTATGTGGGACACCTTCTAGATTTTGTATAAACTTATCATTTACGTAATGATTATCTATATAAATCTTTATGTGTTTATCTAGTTTCGATCCCCATAGTCTAAGATGAAACTTAGTATACCCTTTAGATGAAGAACCAAATCTTATCCAAGCAATACCAGAACTTTCAAACAAGTCTAACATATTAGAAGACAAACTAAACATTTCAGAATTAGTATCCGCAATCTTCATCTCAGTTGTTAATACTTCTTTTATCTTAACCCACACAGGATTATCTTCATCAGCAGAAATTTTAGCCCAAGCTCTGCCCCTACCAGAAAATATAGACTTAATACTTGAATTATTAGTATGACTTATATTTAATGCACCATTAATTGCTTCGTTAAATATATCTCTTAAGATTGTTAGTTTAACTTTTTGATTGCTTTGTTCGAGTTCATTGATTGCACTAGAAACAGCAGGAAAAATTATTTTTCTAATTGATTGAATGTCCATTTTAATATTCCTTTTCCTTGTTTTTATTATTATAACACTACAATTTAAGAGTTACACTTTATTATCTTCTTTCCTTCATTATCTCATTAAACTCTTTTCTTGATTGTAATAGCTTTGATACCATTCTTGCATTAGGCTTTTCAATTAATTCTGAAGTTTTCCCCATTCTATAACCACCGTTAACTAGACAATGGAAACAAAACAACTCTTCCTTTATTCCTTCATCGAACCACACTTCTTTTACCTCACCGTGGCCATAGTTTTGATCTGGACCTTTTAATTGAACCCAAATCATATCTCCAACTTTTAGATATAGTTCACTTGTAGAGGGTGACATAATTACCAAACCAAATATCAAAAGTTTTAATTAACTGATCATAGTTACCCATCATCATCGTTTCCTTAACGTCATTTCTAATTTCTTTTGGTAATTTAATTTGTTTGCCAAGATTATCAACTAGTCCTAATAAGTAAAAAGCATTTCCACATTCACTACTTAAATCTATTTCAATCTTTTTGTTTTGTAATTTACTTCTACATTCTATCATATTATTACACGCCTAAGCTGCTCTCGTTTGACTTACCAAAGTATTTATGTAATTGTCTTTCACTGACAGCGAACACCGTGCTGTCTTCGATTCTAGTTAGAAAACACTTTATTATTCTTTCACATCCGTCAACTTTTTGAACTTTAGAGTCTGTGAATATGAATCTCTCCATTTTCATGATTGGACTCTTTACACCTTTAATTCTCATACCAATCTTAGCAGGCATAAAATATCTTCCGTGATTTTCTGTTTTTACAACAGATCCTTCGCCAGTATTACCAATAAAGTAAACAGAGTCACCATTTCTTACTTCAACCCATTTGTTATACATAATTTCTCCTATTTAAATTGTAAGTAACTGAAGATCATAACAACTTCACACGCGATAAAAACAAAGAATACATCATATCTTTTTCTATTGTTATGATAAGAATGTAAGTAGCTAAATATTAATACGAATAATGTTATAAAAATTAAGTCAAACACTGATTATGAAAAGTCCTGATAAGATAACATTGTTTATGATAAAAAATAAAATAGCTTCGCTATCGTTCTTTACCAGACAAGAAAAAACAAACAACAAGAAAACAAGAATAATGTGCATTAAAAGTTTTCTTCGTATATATTATTAACTTTTAAGAACTCATACCACTCTTCTAATTCTCTGTCTGTAGGCTTTGTTAGTGATGCTTCTTTAATAACTCTAATTTCTTTTTCAATGTTAACTTCAAGTACTTCTTCACTATCCTCTTTCTTAGCAATAAACTTTCTTGGATATTCTGTTTTCTTAGCTTTTCTACAGACAGGATCTATTTCATACTGCAACTTGTAAGGTGTGTTACCTAACAAAGAAAAGTGTTGTGCAATTTTATCTTCAATTAAGACTGTAAAGTCTGGATGATCTATTTTTGAACCTTTATATCTTACTTCAAACCTTATTAAGGGATCACTGGAAGAACCTTCAACTCTAGTAAATCTAATCCAGAAAAACCCTTCTCTGTCTGTGTGATTTGTGTATTCTGATACATTATCTTTTGGTTGTGTATCAAGTAAATCTTGAATCTGTCTTGATCCTTCTTGATCCTTCATAACCTTGACCCAGGAGTTTCCTCTTCCTTTGTATCTTTCCTGAATTGTTTTTTTAAAAGAATTTTTCGACATATTATTTTCTCCTTATGATATATTATAAATAAAAAGTTTCCAATTTACACGTGTTAAGCACTTCTAGATTTGAACCACTGTGATACTTTGTAGATTGCTTTTTCAAACAGAATTTCCAAACCTAAAACAATTTTTAAAATAAAAGAGTGATCTCCGGCAACTACTAACATTCTTGTTGCAACACTTTTTTGAACCTTTGACATATCCCCGGTAGACATCATTACAACTTCTCCTTTATGACCAACATAGAATAATATAGAGCTATGTTTTTTAATGTTTGAAGTTATTTCTTTTGTTATGTTATCTATACTTTCAATGTCAAGCTTTTCTTCTTCTTTACTTTCCAATTTAAACCTCTTTATCTATGTCAACGTAAACAAGACGATTCCATTTAGGACCTAACTTTAAATGAACTATTCTAGCTTTACTTTTTTTTATAAACAAAGTGAATTCTCTGAAAGACATTGTTTTGTTTTTCTTGTTACTACCTCTAACTTGAAAAAGTTTAAGCATCCTTTTTTTATCGTAATTGTTTAGATTAAGATCACGAATCTTATTAACAAATTGTATTATGTCGCTACCAGTCATTACAGTTCTTTCAAGTAAAGTGGATTATTATATATGTAAAGTTTTTGACAGAATTAAAGCTGTTTAAAGAAAACTACTAATCTTTACACTTCTAATATACATTGTTTTGAATTCTAGCTCAGGTATCATTACTTCATAATAATCTTTGCCGTGAACAAGTTTTGCATGAGCAAAAACATTTTTATACATATCTTCTTTGTCATAGATATAGTCTATGATTATAGGAATCCAGCTTTTATCTTCCAAAACAGTCTCTTTTTAGATTGGCATTAATTCTATCACACGAAAGCAGTCTATCAAAACATCTATCTTTTTCATATAACTTTTCTTTTAATCTGGACTTAGCTCTTACAATTTCTAACTTTAGATGCTCATTTTCTAAACATTCGTTTTGCAACTTTTTATTTTTTTCAACAATATTATTGTAGGCATAACTAGAAACACAGCTACTAGATGTAGTTAATAATAATAATAAAAGTATGTTTTTCAATATAAATCCCCTGGATCTGGTGAAGGATTGTGTGAAGGATACAAAATAGTGATCTCTTTTCTTTGAATGTCTGTAAACAGATGTTTTAATGGAATAGCTCTAAGATAATAATCGCCTATTGTAATATCACAAAAAGTTTGCGGCTGATAACTTTCAAAAGAAATGCTGACAACTGGTGTAAAATTAAAACGATTTGCAATATCTATTTTTTTTTGTGTGCCTTCTTCGTTAGCTAATGACTTAGCATAACTCTGACCGTCAAAATATATTTTATTTAATTTTATCATTGTTTAATTTGCCTTTTTGTTTATTATATAATTCAAATTGTATAATTACACATTGTAAAACTTGTTAAGCCTATTTTCTTTTGAATATTCGCTTCTACTTTTTCTCTTGCACTCCCATACATCAATTACATCTAAAACTTTGTTTTCATTTCTTTTTACAAGATAAAAATTAAATCCTGTTCTATTGATATAATGCGTTTCATAAACATCGAAAAAGTCAAGTATACTATTCGCAGTTTCATTTCCACCGCTTATATCAATTGCGCGATGCGCAAAAAAGTCTTCAAACACTAATCTGATATTGTCATACTTATTAGGATTAAGAATATCAGACATTAAATTCCTCATAATATCAATAACATTATCCCCATCACCGATATCATAAAAAGTTAAATCTTTATGACTTAAATCTTCACCTATTCTTGGGTGAGTAATTCCTTGGAACATACTATATTTCATTTTCATCTTACCTCATATAATTCTGTTGTTAACACAGTTTTAATTGACTTTTCAAATATAACATCGATAACATCATAAAGAGTGCCATCGATAGTATATTCAGCAAAGTCGTTATATCCTTCTAACTCGTGCTCATCTTGTAAAGACAGCACTATAGATGTTGTTTGTTTGTTTCTTTCAAGTGAATAGTATTCATAATAGTAAAGATTATTCTTTTTTATCATGATTATCCCAATCAGCTTTACAGTCTACGCACCAATTGTCGCAATCTATACAACCGTAGAATTCTTGAATTGATCTTTTGCACGCGTGAAAGTAAAAAGCAACAGTCTTTTTTTTACAAAAACAACACTTTGTCTTTTTAGATTCTACTTCTTTTGTTTTTTTTGTCATCTTTGCCTCCATATATGTTAAATATATTATCAAAGTCTGACAATGTTGTCAAATTAATATTTAAGATTTCTAAAATGTTTGACGTGATTATTAAACGCTTCTAGACTCTTGAATTTGTATTGTAAGCAAACAGACGTTTGAGGAAAAACTTTTGTTTGCAAAAAGTCACCTTCTGTTATTAATAAATCAACCCAGCTTTTGTCAACATAATACTCTTCACTTACTGATATGTCTCTTACATTAAAGTCATTTACATAACCAATAAAAAGACCAATTCCACAAGTAGCATTCCAAAAGTCATTCCAGTAAAGAAGATCACCTCTATTATAAATACTTTTTTCTAATTTCATTAGAAGCCCAATCAGTAGTTCCAATATTTTCTAGGTAAAATCCGTACTCCACAGACACTTTTTTCATTATATTAGTTTCAAATCTTCCAACTAATATTGAAAGCTCGTCATCAGAAAGATCAATTTTCTCATGAACTCTTCTGATATAACACTCAGATAGCTGGTTTAAGTTGCCCAAAGGAGAAAATTCTTCTCCCCAATTGTTTGCTGATATTTTGTACAAATAATCTCTAATAGAATTAGAAGTTTCTGTACTATTGTTAAGCTCTTTAAACTTGTGTCTATATAGATACTTTATTATTCTCTGTCCAAGTAAAGGTGAAATACACTTGTCTATGTTTAATAACTTCTGTTTATTTAAACGATCAGCACGATAATCCTTTAAAATCTTAAACTGATTATTTTCTTTGAATATTAAATACTTACAATTTGTAAAATCAAAGTTGTCTAGACATTCTTTGAAATTTTTGTATACAAACTGTAAAACCATCTGTACTTTTACAATACTATTTTTTTCTTTTGTTAAGTTAACTGCAAAAGGAGAAAGCCATGTGTAATTAAATACTTCGTTTTCATCGACAAATTGTCGAGCGTGATTTATATCTGACATAAAAATATCGATATCACCGTATTTGTTATGAAAATAGTCTTCAATTACTATTCTTGGATCTAGATTATTATGCTCTATCTCGCCAATGATTCTAGCAAATCCTCCTGCAATCCACATCTTATAGCCAAAAATATCTTGAATACCGTTAGCTGATAATGTATGTGATAGAGCATCTGAGATGTTTCGTGGTAAGACTTTTACTGTATAATTATTGATAACATATTCCTTTCAATAAAGTAAAACGTTGTGCTAACTGCTAACTTCTTAATAAAAAAGAATCACTTCCGCTGTTTGCTCTTTCGTAAACTTCTTTTTCAACTAAAACCCAATACTTTTCGCAGTCTATATTCTTGAACATTTTATCTCTATTCCTATAATGGTCGATACCATTTAAGAACTTTACACATCCTAATGCTTTGACTTGATTACCTACTGCACCGATACAAACAGCGTATACATAGTCTTCAAAGTTAAGACAGCCTTTAAGATAATTATTTTCTCTTAATAAATCTTTATAAGAATTCATATTAGTCTCACAATTTAAAGTGGTTGGTCTATAATATATTATAATTGGATTAATTCTTTTTTACACATAATGGTAGAGGCAGGATTTGAACCTGCGTACTCTTAAGAGAACGGGTTTACAGCCCGTCGCCTTTAACCACTCGGCCACTCTACCAAGATATTATCTTCCTAGAAATGCTAGGAAAACAATATTACTTCTTTGAAACGAAAGAATATAAAGTTTCTGCTGTCTTTAAGACTTCTTCAACTGTATACGGAGAAATTGAATCTCTATCACCCTCAGGCTTTAAATACTCGTTTTCTCTTAGCACGCTGTTTTTTTCTTGAAGAATTCCAACTGCAAGTCCTAGCAAACTCTCTCTAATCTCGTAGCCGTTTTTGTTCGTATCTCCCATAATAAACTCCTTTCTATGTCTGTGTCTGTAATTGTTAAATTACGGGAAAGCTGGCGAGGGGACTCGAACCCCTGATTGAGAATTAACTCTCCGGATTATAAATCCGGTGCAATAGCCACTATTCGACACCAGCTTAGTGTGTATCTATATTATATCTAAACTTCTCCACACAGTTTAATTTTATTTTTAAATTCTTGCCAAACTTCTTTTGAAATACAAATCTCAACTTCACTTACACACCCTTCAATTGTTGATAACTTAACCTCTGTAGGCTGAAAGAATTTTATAAAGATACCTTTGTCTTCTTCAAATACTTCATTGAATATGTAAAAGTTTTCGCCTGTAATAATTTGATTTTTTGTACTCATATTATTAATCTCCTGTTGTTTTTTTATTATAATATAATATAAAAATATAATTTACACATAAGGCACTAAATGAGGATTAAACCTAACAGAATACCTTGGGAAAATGCATACAGTTTATATCAGCTAGAGTCGAAAGATATTATTTTTGTTCTCGAACAAAATGGCATTCAAGTTAAAAACATTTCACCTGCTGGATCTTTAAGAAGAGGAAGAAAAACAATAGGTGATCTAGATATTGTTATTGAAGTAGACAACCCACTTCTTGCCGGCAAAACGCTAGAAGACACAATGAATTACCAGTTTTTTGCTAAAGGATCTTTTTATAAAGGACAAATACTTGATACTGGAATTGATTTGTTTGTTGCTGGGCATCACAATTATTATTCTATGCTTTTCTTCTTGACAGGTTGTGAAGATTGGAACTTAAGAATTATGAAATTCTTAAGAAATAATTCTGATATACGATATACGCCTTTTAGGTTTATTAATATAAATACTAAAGAAGTCTATGACTTTAAGTCAGAGGAAGATATATTTAAGCTTATAAATCATAGTTATATATTACCAAAAGATAGAATACCACAAAGTATAAAGTTCGGAGAATAAATGAGAAAACTACTGAAAGAACATTTCAAAGAATTGCTCAAAGAAGAAATTGATTTTAGTTCAAAAACAGCAACTGTATACCATTTAACAGGTTTTAAAACTGCTGACTATGATCCTGTATATGCAGAAAAAATGAAGAAAACAAATAAAGATTTAAGAGGCCAAATTAAATCAAAATATGCAGGCAAGGAAAAAACAAGAGCACAAAGTATTTTATCTAAAGCAGAATATAAAACTGCTGCAAAAGAACTTAAGCAATTTAAAACTCCGCAAGGTCAAGCATATTATATAGGAAAACAAATTGAAAAAGGTGCTTGGGACTTAGGCAGTAATTACGTACCTGGTCACGGTAAGATGTATGCTAAAGGTCTTTACACATGTTATAAATTAAACCCGACAATTGCAAGAACATACGGTAGCGTTATTTTAAGATTTGAAGCCGATATATCCTCAATGCTAATTTTTAACGCAGGAATAGCAAAGAGTATATACGGAAAAAACTTCAGATTAGAAGATCAGTTTCTAGAAATATGCAAAAAAATGAACGTTGATATTCGTGGCTTCTGGAATCAGGAAGCTTCTTTCGACTTTTCAGCTGATGCTCAAGACGCTATAAGTGAATTTATTGAGATGTTAACATCAATATCAAATAGACCAGAGTTTTTAAATAGTAGTTATGACGCAGAACTTAGAACTGCTCCATTTGCGTTGCAAGCCATAGAACAATATAGCAGACTATTTAAAAGAGGAAGAGGTTCTATACTAAGAAATGTTATAGACGGAGTAATTTTTTGGGGAAGGGGAGATGGTCCTGTTTGTATTGTTTATAATCCGGAAATAACTTTACGTCACAAACTTACAGGTGCCGGATATTTTGACAAAAAAGGGGAACCTATAATTGAGGATGTAATTGAAAGATTAATAGGTAGATCAGGAACAAGTCTTGCAGATACTTTTGAATTTGCTCAAGAAATAGATGAAGAAGCACAAGAAATTGAGAAAGCTCGAGCAGAAAACTTCAAGCAACAACTTGCAAATTTTTCGCAAGAAGAAGATTCAACAGACGATTTTTTAAATAACTTACCTTCCAAGTTAAATACAATATTATCGCCTATAACAAATCTTTATAAAGATGCATGTGATGATCTTATTATGTCAAGAGTAAAAGACACACAACCTGATTTTGATAATTACTGTCAGAATGTAGCTGAAGGTTATAGATATGTACAATTTATCTGTTCAATTTTATCTGAACCATTCCTACAATTTGTTGATATTTTTGGACCAGGACTTGATATAGTTAGCAAAGATGAGTTTGAAAAATACTGCTATATATTTAAACAGTATTCTTCAAATCTCCTTTTTAATGATTATTCATTAGCTCCAAAGTTAGCAGACTTTGAGCTTAATGGTTTAAAATGTGCAGCACAAAACGAAGAAGAATTTGCTAAACTCGTAGAACAACATCTTAAACCTTTGACAGATAGATTTAATGAAATGCTTAAAGAAGGTCTTGCAAGTGAATTTGTAAATGAAATTTCTCAAGAAGCAATTGGGTCTGGTGAAATCGGTGTATTCAATAACTCCATTACTAAATTTGAAATAGGCGAAGTTAGTTTAAATACTACAAATGATGCTCAAACTCTCGAATCTTCTCTTGAAGGCAGTGGAACAATAATGCAAAAAGCAGAGCAAGAATTGCTCGACCTATTTAATGATGAAAGAGTTAAGACTCCTGAAGGGCAATCAGCTTTAGAAAGCATGCTTCAGTATAACAAAACTATAAATACCGATGGTACACTTGATTTTGGTGAGATTGTTAAAAGCTTTGGTTACTACTCTGACTATTGTCACGCAGGAGGTGATATATTTTATACTCTTTGTGAACAAATTAGGTCATTAGACTATGCCGGTTTAGGTTCTTATAAGATAGATAGAGATAAATTTAATCCTGAGTTTATATTGCAGAGGATGTATGGTCAAAAAGAAGAGTGGAAAGTAAGAGACGCAGCTGGTTTATCCTTGTCAATGTTTAAAGATGGTAGAAAAGCGTATAACGATACTACTTTAGTTACAACTGAACTTGTCAAACAAAGAGTTATACAAGACAAATCAGGCAATCTTGAATGGGTTGTTGAAACAGTATTTGATTTGCCTAGACATAGAGAAAAATTAATTATTTAATAGTTCTAACGTTATATTTCTATTAAGCAGTGTTGTATCGTATATCTTAATCTTATTTTTGTACAACAAATTAAATAAGAAGTCATCGTCTAATTTTTCCCTAGACAAAACAAGACAAGTATCTTCTTCTTTATCTATTTTTATTTTTCTTTTTATAAGAATTAAGTCACCAACTTTTATATGATCGTACATTTAGCAACCTTTAGAAAAATAGTTTATAGTACACCCGGTAGGATTTGAACCTACGACCAGTACGCCTATCTGGACTCGAACCAGAACTCTTGGGCTTAAGTACCTCCTGGAGGATTCGAACCTCACACTCTCCAATTCCCCTATATTAATGAGGCCGGCTTAGAAGACCAGTGGGGATGCAGAAGGCACACAGTTATATTATTATATTTTTATTTATTGTTAAATTAAAACACTTTTTTTAGATTCCTGCTATATCCTGTCAAGTTATAAGTGTTAAATGGGACATGTAGGACTCGAACCTACAATGAACTGATTAAAAGTCAGGTACTTTTCCAATTAAGTTAATGTCCCATAATAAACTTTTCATAATATAATAAAAGTCTATCTATTGTTTAAATTTATTTTAATAAATCAATTAGTTTACAAACGTATTCTTTCTTTTCAAGTAAAGGCAGTCTTTGATACTCGGACCATCTTACTCGTATTGTTTTCCAGCCTTCGTTTTTTATGTAATCATTTCTCTTCTCATCAGAATTAACTACTCTATTATCAACATAATGTTGTTCTCCGTCTATTTCAAGATCGATCATCTTTGAAGGTATTGCAAAGTCCATTGAATAAAGACCACATCGATGTTCCTGTATATATTCTATAGAATTGTTTTCTAACACTTCTCTGAAGTATTTTTCTGGATAACTTTCACCTTTTGAATAGTGATTTAGGATATATGGAACTTGATCAGGATTATCTTCCAGATATTTTTTTCTAGACTCTGATATTTTCTTTTTTGTTTCTTCTGAATGTTTTCTTCCTTTATTCGCTTCTGATAACTTTTCTCTAGTTGCATCAGACATTTCATAGTTTGGATTTTTTGTCCATTGATTCGCGCCTTTTCCTTTCCTGTTTTTCATTGCCTTCAACCACTTTTTAGACTTTGGTTTTGGTTTCGCAGGATTAGGATTTTTAAAGCAGCGATTTTCATGATACTTTGATCCATGTTTACTTTCTGATTTTCTTCCACACCATTTGCATTCATACATTTTAGATTTTCCTTTCTAATGTAAGTATGCTTCGGGTAGAGCAGAAATCTAAAAAGTGTGTTTTAATTTTATATTGAGCTAACAATCCTTGTATAGATACTCCGAGCGGGACTTGAACCCGCAAAGCATAGTTGTATTGTATTCGTTACTATTTATATGTAAAATTAATGGGCCCTCTGGGATTTGAACCCAGGAATCGCAGTTTTATGAGAACTGTGCTGTAACCTGACTTAGCTAAAGGCCCGAAATGATGTACCGAAGTACATCTGTTATTATACTAACGCTGTTTAAAACGTTAATACTTTTCTTGTTAGAAAGTTAACGAGGAGTAACAACAATAGTATCTGTATCTGATGAGAATACTGAAGTGATTTCTGAGCTGTCATAGTTTTGAGCAACTTGTTGAATTCTTCGTAGTTGGTCATTTAGTCGATGTAAAGGAACGAATTTGCCGTTGCTCGGTTGACGATAGTTAACCTTGGTATAGCGAGTTCGCTTGCGTGTATCTGTTGTTGTTGTCTGGCGTGAGTCTGTTGAAATGGTCTTCTCCGTTGTCTTAATAATACGATTAACATTACCGTTTCGATTAGCTGAATAATAAACTCCTGGATTTAGTGCATCCATAAACATAGTTGTGCCATTTTCAAGTTGGCGTGTAGTTGAAGTCTCGATAAAACGGTTTGTGTCAAAGTTAATGTTTCCCATTGTATTCCTTTCAAAAGAATTAGTTAAATTAGGGGGTGACTTAGAATAACCATATAATGATTAAACTAAGCAAAGTCCTTAAAATTTAAGGATTTATTTCGTATTCCATATTATTATTATAATATGAATATTCAAAATTTACACATATTAAATTAATTTATTTAACTAATTTAATTCCTAGTAACAAAAACGATATTCCCTTCTTTATCTTTTAATTCAAAATATTGTTTTCTACTCTCATCAATCAATATCTTAGCACTTGTATTGTCTTTAAATGTAATTGTTGCAACATTCAAGTAATCTTCACAAATTTTAGTTTCAAACAACAACTCTTCAGTTTGACAGTTCAAAAGCTTTGAAATCTGTGTAACTTTGTCACTAGATATAACATCTTTCATTTTATCCTCTTGTTTTTAAAAGAGATTTGTATTGTTTAAGACACAATCCTGTTGACTTCCAATCTTTATAAAAGTTTTGAATGTATTCTTTATTTAATCCTGTAATATTGTTTTTACCAAATACTTCACAAGCAAACTCGTACAAAGTAATATTAATCATTAGTTATCTTTCTGGGGTAATAGTAATTTCATATTCTGACATATCGTGAAATTCAATGTTAGTCTTTTCAAAACTAACAAGGCTAAATATTGCTGTTAGACATAGTGTAGTTAAAATTGTATATAAATATTTCATTTGGTAATTCCTTGATTTTGTTTATTTGTTTGTTATATATACTGAACAAATTGATTTGACATTATTATATTTGTTTTTGTTAAAATTTACATTAAAACTTAGCATTAAAAACTAACAATACATGATCATTATAATAACTGTCAAGTTGTGTTTTGCTAGAAACAACAAGTTTTTGACATATAACTTCATCTTCAACTATTTCATAATCACAATCATAAGAATCATAACACCTTGCTGTGACAATTTCAAGAGACACATCTTTCTTTTCTACAGTAGCATATATCTTGTAGAAAGGGTTACTTCCCACATCAGACTTAATATCCTTATATTCAAGATTTTTACAATGAATTTCATCAAATCCTTGCTTTTTTAAAGAATCAATTGACGGCTTTCTTATATCAGCGCAAGATAGAAGTGTAAAAGATAGTAGCAACAAATATTTTTTCATTAATCCCTTTTAATTTCTATGTGTATTGTAAAATGTTCTCTGCTAGAACATTAACAATTTCGTAATCTTTTATCTCAATACAATAACAAGCTTGTGTTATCATGTCATAGAAGCATTGCATATTAATTCTTTCTGTAATTTGTAAATATAAAAACAATGTAGTATAATAAAACAACGGCAGGAAACACTTCAATTCTAGAGTAGGGTGTCACTTTACAAATATTATAAGTAACAAAGCAAAACGAGAAAGATACTAAACCGAATTTTATAACGTTAAAGTTATTATCTGTATTTCTCAATAATATATTAGATATCTTTCCAAGTAAAATCATTTGAATCAACTGTTAGTGAAAGAAGTTTCCCTTTTGATATAGCAATTAATTGACTATGTTTGTTTGGGTTAACAAATACATCTGAAGTTTTTGACAGATCTCTTTTTACTTTTCTAATTTCATTAATACACATTGTCTGAGTTTCATTTATTTCTAGCGAATCATCTTCACAACAGTCAGTTAAGATCATAACTTTGTATTCTGGTAAGGTCATTAAAATGAAGGTATTCTACGAAGATTAATCATGCAGTTTCTTACAACATTATTATAATCATAGTCTAAAGAATTAATATCAGGCGTGTTTATGTTATATAAAACAACTTCAGCACTGCCTTCATCTATTTCAAAGTTCAAACGAAGTGCATCATCTTTTTTATCATAATCATAGTCGAAATACTTATTTAACATTTGCTTATTAAAAACTAAGTCTAGATGCATATTAATTCCTATCTCTTTCTCAACAATACTTGCTGTCTCTATAAAATCATTTAAATCCATTTTTAGTTTCCTTTCTTTATCTCTATAAAAGAATTGTTGTCATTAAAGTTTTCAAATGTATATAATCTATATTTTCCTTCACCCCAGATTCTATTGCACCTTCTAATCGCTATATCATCTACTCCTAAATGAAATTTTGTATTTTCAACGAGTTTTTTCTTCGCGTCAGATAAATTTGAATTACCTTTATATGCAAAATATTTATTCATTTTATCTCCTTATATTGTATTATAATAACAAATTTATTTAATTACACTTAACAAAACAAACATTCGGGCAAAGCCCATCTGTGTATAATAGAAAAATTATCTCTCCCATTGATAAGCATTCATAGATTAACGGCACTTCTCTTTCGTAAAATATTCTTGTAATCATAATCATCATATTACTTTTTATGAATCCTCCAAAAGATTCATCTAGATGACAAGAAAAGTTATATATATCATTTAAACTTTGATGATCTTCATCAGGCAAGTAAGTAACAAAAGGAAACGTCGATATATCATCTCTTAATGTAATCATATCACCCGGGAAAAACTCTGCTAGATTGTACTTCTTTATCATATGCAAATCTAATATCATATCTATAACTTCCTTATAAGAGAAATAAAACTACCAATCTCTGTAATATTGTAGTCAACGTCTCTAACAACATTATTTTCTAAAATAGCAAGTGTAAATATTTCGCTATGATTTTCTTCAATGTTCTCTTCAAAGTATTTATCGTCTTCTAAAATACTTTTAAATACACTGTTCCAACTTTCTACTCCTACTATTATACCAATAGAAGTAATATCTGATTCATTTGTTTTAACTAGATCACCTAAGCTAAACATAAACTTTACGTAATCTCTATAGGACAATCTTCTTCAAATATCTCGTTCCAAGACTTTCTATTTAAGTAGTCACCATCATCATGATGGGTTAATTTAATTCCATCAATTTTAAACTGAGTCGAACCTTGAATTCTTGTCATAGAAAGTGTTAAAGGCTTTCCTTCACTAGATAACTCTGCTTTATAAGCATGTACCTCATAATATGGATGATAACTATGACTATGAGATATAAACTCAAGCACAGTTCCAATTGGCATTATATGATTTTCTTTATCGAAAGCTTGTCTAATTAATATAGATTTTTTGATTGTTAAAGATAAACTCAAAATATTTCCTTAATTTAATAGGCATTTATACATATAATAAACGCTTGATAAACAATTTACACGAAGAATTTGCTTCAATGCTATATTAGTTCACCTTTACTTATTTCTAAATGGCAATAAGTTGATATAACTTCTAGTCCACTTGTTGTCTTAAAACTCCACAAGCCTGCTTTCGGAGCATATGGATAACGTGCCTCATATGAGGTGACTTCATACTTTTTAATATGACCTAATGGATGTTTACAAGTTATAACATAATTTTTATTATGAATCTTATTGGAGTCTTTTATCACTTGATCACAGCCGGTGGTGATCATCAAGATTACAAATATACTTAGCTTTGCTTTTATCATAATTTACTCAGATTTTCTTTTGCTTTTTTGTAAGCATAAAATATTCAGTTCGCCAAATTCCGTCTACCCAATCAAAGTAATGGTACGCATGTGTCTCATCATTTCCAGAGATATCATAATACTTTCTATTATATTCTTCAATATTAGCGACACCTTTACAAGTGCCAATTGTTTCTACATTCCAATCGCCACTATACATCTTCGTTCTAAGACACATACTTCTTAACGAAATGTTTGTATTACCCACCTTTTTAGACTTAGGATCAGTTAACTGAGATCTAGTAATATCACTATGCCACTGTTCACTGTAATGTAACATTTAAATCCTTTATTTCAATCATTCTTACACTATCAGAAGAATTGTAAAGTATTTCTACATAGTCCGTATCCCATCGAATATCACGCCACATTACAGAAATCCCGGGTTTAGACCAATTAACTTGGTAACCAGAAAAGTAATTCCTTACAGAAACTTTATAACCTGGCCCGAGATGTGCAGAAATATTAGCAATTGAATTAAGTAGTTCATTGTCAATCATATTAATACTCATCTCTTACACAAAATACACAAATATTGTCACACTTACTACAACCATAAACTTCACTCATATCTGATATATGACATTTATGTATAAACCACTTTTTTTCACCATTACAACTATTACACACAGATACGCCATCAGATGAAGTAACAGGATCAACATAAGCGTTATTTTTTTTCTTAATACTTGTTAATCTTATCTGTGATCTAATGACAGATTCTTTTAATTTTGTTTTTTTAGCATCATTACTAGACATTTTCTAATTCTTTCTCTTCTTCAATAGAAAGATCAGAAAAGCTTATCTTAAGTCCAGGATCTTGATCGTTTTGTGTATAACAATCGAATTGATCGATTAATAATTTATATAACGACTTTTCAACCCAGCCCTTACAATCCTCGTCTTCATAGACAAACATATCTACTCCACCTTCCCGCTCATTGCCTGTAACTAGAAGCCAACCATTTCTAACTCTTCTAATTAGTATATCACCGTTATCATACTCGGGTCTCATATTAATCTCCATACATTTCGTTATATCTTTTAGCTTCAATAAATCCAGGGGTCATATACGCAATTTTACATTCTAAAGTTCTTTTAGCAGCAATACAACTGTCATGCCAATTTTTCATGTCTCTTTTAGAAATCTCTTGTGTCAAGATCTTTGATATTGCCATATATAAAGGTCTTCTGTTAACAACAGTTATGTTGCAAGATTTGATTGCATTATCAACATCTCTGTCATATTGATATGAGTTTTCATAGTGTGTTTTGCCTTCGCAAGCAGATGATATTGCTTTTACAATAGGCATTAGTTTTTCTTTGCTGAACGTAATTGTTTCATAACTTGCGATCCAAGGATTGTCGCTTGTATTGAATTTTATAGTTATTTCGTTTGAAGACATAGTTGTTACCTTTTGATTGATTGATTGATTGTTGTTGCCTTATAATATATTATAATAAGAGATTAATTTATTTACACTTAAGAGTTAACTTCATGATTCTTTCCAAACGAAACTACAGCTGTATAATTACAAACTTTGCATTCTTTAAAGTTGATTGTTTTATTGACTGATATACTCATTGTTTTAATAACATTATCAAGTATATGGAAACCATACTCACAATCGTTATAAACTTCCATAAAGCGTCTATGCTCTTCAATTACACTATCTTCTAAAATCATTTCTCTCCTATTAATAACGTGGAAACATCAAAATCTCAAACCCAGTACTTTCTAACTCTTCTTGCATAATACCATATACATGCGGTGACATAACTTTAAACTCACCTAGAGGAGTAAACAAGAGCTGTAATATTGAAGAGTTTGTTGCTTTAAAATAACTCTGTATATTATCTTTAAGCAATACTGCATTTTCATATTGAGTCATTGAGGAGAGGTTTTTTATTAATGAGTTTTCTCCTTCAACTTTAGTAGAGTCTTTTATAATGTTGTATAACAGCAATTTATTCATGCAAATACCTATCTTAATGTAAACATTTCTACTTTATATGTTTTCTTTATCCACGTGTCTTATAGAACTCATTCAAGTCATCAGAGACTTCATCGAAAGATGTCCTAACATGAACGCTCTTTCCACTATGGAAATGAATCCAACATGATTCAAGTGATTCTTCACCCTTATGTGGATCTTTATTCTCAATAATATGTGATATCGCTGACATAACTACAGACATATCTGTTGAAGAATTCACTGTTATATAATTTTGTAATGCTGACATAGTAATCCTTTTTCTATATAATAATTCGTCTAATACACACTCTATGATACTTCCAAACAGAATTGAACTGTTTAAACACAACCGTGAAGAAGTATAATACTACAGCTAAAGAATAACAACAGCTGCAGAAAAGATGACGAAACGCAGGGTTTGACCCGCAAGTCAAGTGTTATAGATCGTAATCATCATCTAACGAGACTTCAAGCTCTTCGTCTATCAAACCTTCAGCAGCTAAAAATGATTCCCACTCTTTAGGATCATCACTTTGAGGAGGCTCACTTAAAACCACTTCATCTTCTAACTCATCATTAATCTCATTAGCAAGAACCTGAACAGATGATGTATCAATCTCTACTTCTTTAATCTTCTCCTTTGTCTTTACTTTAGGCATAGGAGCTGAGTCCTCTTCTAGCTTAAGAGATTTAGGAGTACCAGGCATAGCTTCAATATAAGATGTTATAGTATCAGTTGGCATCATATGAAGTTGCTTAGGATGATCGATAGTCGAGCCTTCAGTTCGAACCTCAAAGGCAGCAGACTTAACACCATCATTAACACGAGGACCATTAAAACGAATCCATGCTTTACCTAACTTAGTAGTATTCTTACGGTAATCAGTGCAATCAATACCATCAGTTTCAAACTGTACCAAAGTTGGTTCGATTTCTTCAAGAGATACAAATACCCATTTAGCTCCACGACCGTTAAACTGTGATTTGATCTCAGATCTCCAATCATTACCAGACTTGTCACTGCGAGATGTTAAAGGTTTAACATTTTCTTTTAATAAAGATTCAACTTCTTTACGATAGTCTGTAAAACCTTGTGGATTATCTTTGAAGTGATTGACAAGTGCTGTGATTAATGTAGTAGTTGAGTTCATAGAAATCTCCTCAGAACTGTTATTGTTTGTTTGAATGTTGGTCATAATTAATGTCCTTTTTGAATGATTAAGTGTTGTTGCCTTATGGTATATTATAATATGAAGTTTAACCTGTTTACACGCAAGAGAGACTCTTTAGATCTTATCCTCTACTTCTATCAATGTTGTCAACTAGATCAATCATACGATCAACAGATTGGCGTGCTCGAGACTGAAGGTGTTGCATAACATTATGAACTGCTTCAACCTTTTCTTGTCGAGTGTTAAAGTTAAATCGATGGGCAGGAACATCAGATAACATTTGATCAACACGATCAGTAATCATTTCTGGTGTTTCGTTAAGCATCATACTTGAATGAACAACCTGAAAAATGTACGAAGGCCACTTCAGATTCTTTCTAGAACCTGTAAACGAACGACTCTTTGTAATAACTGTTCTTACATTAGCTTCAATGTTTGTGTTTAACATAACTTCTTCTTTTTGTGTATTAGTTTGTTGTGTATTGGTTCTAAACTTTAAACTGCGTTGTTTAATAAGATTGAGTCTCTCTTCTTCAGAATTAATCAGAACACGCTTTGTATTGTTGAATGTCATATTAAGTTGTTTATTAAATGTTTCAAAGGTTTCCTTTTTGTTTAGCTGGTAGAAACGACCGTTAGGTTGACTTCCGTTAACTTTTCTTCTTACATAACCTGAAGCATAACTTCCGTAATGTGCACCAGTACGAGTGCATTTAAACATACGAGTTCCGTTTTTAGATTGAAGAGGAGTTGTGATTTCGATTAAGTTGTTGTTCATATTTAATGTCCTTTTTAAATGATTTTTTGTTTTTGCCTTGTGATATATTATAATCACGATTTTTTTTATTTACACATAAGAGATAACTCTGTCTGCATATTCCTTAAATAAGTTAACATGCTTTGATGTTGTTGCTGAATGGAAACTTCCTCCTGGAGTTGTATGATTGTATACTACTTTCTTTCCATCAACAACTTCAGCAATCAAAAGCCGATATGAATATGCTCTACCTTCGCTGCAAACTCTCAAAGTATTGTCATGATTAACTGATTCAAACTGCCAGTTGTTCCACATACTAGCAACTTCTCTATTTCTTTTTCTACTCATATTACCTACTTTAACTTTATTTAATATACCTGAAAATACAGTCAGCATCTACTTCAATCATTTCACCAGTGTCTTTCTCGACAAAGTAATACCCATTGCTATTAGCCTCACTTCTAATCTTACCTGTACTTGTCGTGTCAACTACTAACTTTCCACCACTATAACACTTAACGCTAGCAGAGCTACCTAAGCTTTTTAACTTGCCAAAATAAGCATCAGTGCAACCACTGAACAAAACTGCAGCAGCAATAATAACATACTTAATCATCTGAAAATCCTCTTTCTTTTTCTGTAACATCATCCTTCATTTCTTCATCATCTTCTCCAAAACGATATAACCAGTCATCTAGAAAATCATCGTCACTCGCTTCAAAGTAATCCTGCATGTTTTCATAAACATATGCAACAAGATCACTCATGTTCATACCTTCGATGATGTTCTTAATGAGTTTATCTCTATTTTCGTAATTGTTTTGCGCCATGTTTTGTTTCCTCATTACTAATTGTATATAGATTTGGCAATAAATGCAAGTAGTATTTGTGTTAAAAGATAAAAAGCTAATGATAAGCTTGTTGAAGCTGTCCTATCAAAGATAAGAAACCCACCAGCAATGGGTACAATAAATAATAAGCTGAACGGCATTGGTACAATAGTCACTTAATCAACCTTTATTCTGAGAACACTTTAACATCAACATCATTCCCGTGATTATCTTCAACTTTAATCTCAATCGTTATATAACTCTCATGAACAGGATCTTTATTGAGAACCCAAGTAAAACCACTACCAACTTTAGTAGGCACGACAAAACTATCCCAATAGTCTATAAAGTCTTTGATCTCAACTTCGTTCATATTCTCTTCTGAAGAATCCCATCCACCTTTAACATAGAACTTTGTAATATAAGCTTTATAGTTCATTAGTCTTAATCCTCATCTTCTTCTTCTTCTTCATCATCATCACCATCATGCCACTCATTAATTGTGTCTTGCATGCTGCACATACTACCACCTAAATAACCATGATCATCATCCAAAGCAACAATTATTTGTGAATACCAATACGACTCAGCTCGAGCTCTTGCATGTGTAGGAACAAGGTCAAAGGCTTCTTCAAGTAACTCTTTAATCTGCATTTTAATTTCTTCGAATAAATATTTATCAGACATTAGTTATACACCCTTCTTATTAGTTTGCGTTTACCATCTTCAGTAACACCCCAGATGGAGCCTGAATATAGATTAATCATCGATGCAGAAGTAAAAGAACTAAACCTTAAAGGCTTAAATCTTTTGCCACCTCTCATCTTGCCTGTTACTTCGAATCTTGTAAAATACATTAGTTAACCTCCATTTCAATCAAATCTTTAATCAACTCAAAACCAATTAATCTGTTATTAACCCTAACTTTTATATGTGTATACTGTGCATATAATTCTTCTTTGCCAATCTTCCACATTTCAACATCACCTATAGTTGGTTCGTTTTGGTCTTTGTTAACATGTCTGTAAGCAATAAATTCATCATCAGAGTAATCAAAGTTTTTCTCGATGAACTCTTTAAAATTATTATATTGTGTGTAATGTATAAGAACATTTTCAACTGCAGATTTTAGCCCTATGCTTAAAAAGTCAGGATTAGTATCAAACGATCTTTCGTAAAACGATGAAGTATAATAAACTTCTTCTAGCTCTCCCTCTTCATAAGCGTCTAGTATAATAGATCTGTCACAAACGATACTTACAGTATAGTCTTCACATATTGCGGCGTTTAGTTTTTGGATTGTTGGATTCATATATTATATCCTTTTTGATTGAATGATTGAATGTACCTTATGGTATATTATAATATAAAATAAATCTTATTTACACTTAAGGATTACCTGGAACCCTAAACGTTAACTTAACAAAGTCTGTTCTCCAAATCCCATCTCCACCATCAAAATAGTGATATGCATAATGACCAGAACTACCATGAACGTCTTCCCAAGTGTTAGTATAATTCTCTATCTCATCCACTCCCTTACACGTTCTTACTAACCTACAATGATACATACCACTATTCTTCTTAGATATATACTCTTCACTCCTATGCACTATCTTCGTCTTACCAACATACTTGGATGCTGGATCCACTAACTGTTTCCTCATCCTACTATCTCGCCACTGTTCTGAAAAATGAAACATGTTTTACCCTTTCATATCTCCAACATTTGAAAATAAATATTTTAAACATTAGCCATTACAAGCTTGTACTTTTTTCTGTTGTTGTAAATAGTAGTATAACTAAAAAGCATATATCTATTACCAAGAATACTTTCTGTATGCTTAATTGCATCTTCAGCAGTATCACTTTTAAATAGTATTCTTCCATTCTTACCAATCGGTTCTTGACCACTGTCTGATGACTTGTATGCATAAAACTTCATATCTTATCCCTTCAAATATGAATTATGTTTGCTGCTGTAAAAGAGAAATCACTGTTACTTAATTGTATACTCTTCTTAACAAACTACGCTTACCATTTTCTTGAACACCCCAGATAGAACCCTGATAAAGATTAATCATCGCTGCAGCATTGAAACTTGAAAACGTCATCTTCTTAAACCTAGAACCATCTCTACGTTTACCTGTTACTTCAAATTTTACAAAGTTCATTTTATCTTTCCTCTTTAACGTCAAGTAAAGCTAAGACTAGATCTAAATCAATCTGTCTGTTATTAATCTTTATACCAATTCTCGTATATTGGTTGAAAAGAATTTCTTCACCAATCTTCCATAATTCTATATCACCGATTGTCGGTTCTTCATAGTTTCTATTTACTTGTTGTAAAACAATAAAATCGTAATCTGAATCATTAAAATTGTCTTTCATACATTCTTCAAGAGTATCATACTGTGTATGAATCTTTAAAAAGTCTTCAATCATCTCTTTGAGATTGTCTTTAAGATCACCTACTGTTGATTCTCGATCGACACAATAAAAAAGTTCATCATACTCTTCAGACTGCATCTCGCCTTCTTCATACCTGTCCAAGAACAACTCTCGATCACAGTCTAACGTGATTGTATACTCTTGACATATTACTTCGTTTAATTCACGAATTACTTTATCCATATTATTTTTCCTTTTGATTGAATAATTGATTGATTGATTGATTCCTTATAATATATTATAATATGAAGTTAATCTTATTTACACACATATAACAACTACACTCTTTGTATCCTCATCTTCTTCAAAAGCGATAACATTCCCACCAACAGTCATCTCCGCTTCAATCGGCATCTTATTTAACTTAACTATCTCATCATGATTTAACTCAACAAAGACTTCAGCAGTCTCATCATACTTACTCAACATCTCGATCAACTCTAATACAGACATTATATTTTCCTTTTAAATGATTATTTGTTTGTTTGTTTGTTACCTTATGATATATTATACACCAAATATAATCTTATTTACACATTAATATTATATCACATATTAAACCCAAAAGTCAAAGATAATCTATGTCCAGTATGTCGGAGATCCCTATGATAATCATCTCTAATTTGATTTGAAGGTACCCAAGATAAGTTCAAAGGTAGATTCAAATCTCCTACACTAAAGCTATACCCAACAGCAACAACTAAACCAACACCCGTTAAAGATAGATTAGGTCCAACACCTAACTCAAAACCACTCTTCGTTCTTAAACCAATTATGGAAGTTATTGATGGTAATACATATCCCTTCTCTATACCACCCGCTAAAAGCACCCACTCTACTAAGCCAGCCAACTCCTCTCCAGAAACAAATCTTGTTTCAAATTGCCAACCATACTGCGTTATAAAACTTCCATCAATCTCCTTCGTTATCTCCCCAGGGGTAATATACGTAAACCCCAATCTAGGTCCAGATAACTCTTTAGGCTCAGCTCTCACTACTGACGCTGATAATATAATCGCTGAAACTACTAATACTATAATCTTCTTCATAAACAATCCTCTATTCTTCAACATGACAAATACTAGATCTTACTAGTCTCCCGTCTAAAGTTTTAAAACTCCAGATACCACCTCTATGATTTGAAGGTGATACCATATTATCAAAGTTAATGTCATAACTCTTTACTTCTCTACTACCGGGCATTTCACAATGTACTTTGTATATACTTTCTTTCCTCTTGTTATACTTCTGTTTATGCTTGATCCTCTCCTCTGAAGTTGTACACCCACAAAAGAAAATCGCTGCTGATAATAAAACAAATAACTTCACAATAAACCTTTCTAAATCAATAACACTCAGACCAATGCTCACCTGTCTCTTCACCCCATTGAGAACGTGAAGATAAGAGCTGCCCACTTCCATTATAATCAGCACCACACACGCTGCAAGTATTAGTAAACTTACCTAAACTCAACCAAGCATCACAACACTTAACCTGCGCTGACTCCCTGTAAAAGAATTCATTCTCATAATATCCCAGTTCATAATCTCCACTCTCTAAAACACGTAGATAATTCTGATAACCCATATCACCCTCTTCACTCCACTCTCCCCACCCCATATCTTCAAACATCTCCTTACGCGCAGCAATATAAGATTCATGAAAAACCTCAACACCTTCAGAATAATCTCCTCCATGTACTTCAAAATCACAGATACCTTCCATACTATGACTCATATAAGATGTTCGCTGATAACGTGTTTTAGTTTGCGCTGGTACAAAATTTATGCTGCTCATTATACTACCCTTTTATTTGTTTGTTTCTTAGTGTTGAGTTGAGGATTATACACATTAATATATTCTATTTCTCTTTGATGAGTTTGTTTCTTACCACGTACAACTTCTATTACTTCATATCTAAAGTTCTCATAACCATATCTTCTCATTTCCTGATATAACAACCACTTCTTACCAGATGTCTTACAACGGGATATATGCTGCTTAAAACGTAACTTCACACTACCAATAACTTTTTGATCTCTTTGCACAGTAATACCAATATACTCGTTACCTGTCTCATCATTCGTGAGCCTGTAGATTATATGATTCCTATCAGATCGTTTCTTTCTCTTTATCATATATCCTCCTTATATAATATTATAATACAATCAAAATCTAACTTACACGTTAATAACCCTATAAACATAATCATTCCACTCTGAATATAATATATTCAACTGCCTAACATGACTACTCTTATTTAAAACCAATAAATAAATAGAATTTAAATTGTCACAACGCTCTGAAACTATTAATCCATAATACTCATTATCTCTCGCTAAGATATCTCCAACTTTAAAATGCCTACTAGTCACTTTCCTATGATTCTTTCAAACACATCTTCAAAGTTCTCATACACAACATCAGGAACGCTATCAACTAATGAATCATACGACGTAGATAAAAAACTCCAACTCCTCCCCTCTCCTATCCCACCACTTCTCCAATAACCCTGCTCATACATGTCTACAAAAAATACTATATAACTCTCACTGACATATACATCCTGAAAATACACATACAACAAATCATTCTTTCTACCAACTTCTACAACCTCTCTAACACTTAAATCTTCAAAGCTGTCTCCAAAAAACTCTCTAACACTTTCAAACCTAACTGTTACTCCCCTACTCCTCTCTACACTACCTCTCTCTCTTAACATATACTCACACATTCTACGCATAGAAAAACTTCTATCTCCCGCACGCCTAACTAAAGCTTTCTTCCCAAATAATTCAAAACAACTATCATCAACTCTACACTCAATCTCAATGTCCTCTCTACTTTTTCTTTCATTAAAAGCTATTAAATCAAATTCGTAGCCATCGTCTTCATCGTCTTCATAATCATCATCATCACTATACCCTCTCGATGAATAATATCTTTCATTGTTAGGATTACACTGCATACTCCGATTATCATTAACTGTATATCTTCCCATCACATCTCCTCTTATAAATAATTCTCTACACTCTTCAAATATCTACCTCTTCTAACTTCTTCTCAAGTCGCCTAATCTCAAAACCTAACTCATTAGACTCCCTCACCTCCCCCCTCCTCTCACACTCTTCTCTCCTCTTCAAAAGCTCCCTAATCTCTTTCCTCACCCTCACACTCGGCCTCGAACCAAACGCCATCAACCACATCACACCATATACTAACAACACACTACTCAAACCTACTACTACTGCTACTACTACTTCTCTTACCATCTCTTCTCTCCTCTTCACTCCACAATATATAAACATTAACTCCACAATAAACAACAAGTGGCCGAAAAGATCTTCTGTTAACACTTCTCACCTCGACCCATAGTAAACACCCAAAAACAAAAAAAACCAAAACAGCGTCAACGTCGTGATTCTATTATGACTCACCATACCTACCCTACACGACCAAGCTAGGGAAGCGCGCTGATTTTGATAATCATTATCATTTACATTTTTTTCAATTCTGTCCCGGGGAAAGTAGTCAAGAAGCTGTGCTACGTGAGACAGAGTGGCCTGATTAGAAAGAGCTAACGTTGTTATTTATAACCCAATCACACACGATCTCTTCTGACATATCGTATCCTTCTTCGTTAAAGAAGTTTTGGGCAATGTTTAAACCCTCGTCAAAGGTGATGGGAGCTCTTGCTTGTTCACTGCCGTTATAGACTGTGAGCGTGCCCATTAAAGAGTTATTTTTAATGATGAGGTCGAAACCCGGGACGTTGTGACGATCGTAGTTATCGTAGCAGAAGTAGCGAGTATTGTTAGTTTTATTGCTATCAATCTTTTCAGACCCTACGTACATTGTATCTGTAGGTTGTTTAGTGTCTATGCGGTTTTTTGAAACAGCGTTGATGAGTTTATTCCATTGTTTGATATTGATTAGATTATTCATTATGTAAATCCTTTGGATGGTGGTTGTGATATATTATAATAGGTGAGAGAGCAGAGTTACACATCGGGTATTATTGTAGAGTTAATTAAAAAGTCGCGACTAGATCTACGCAAGAGTTGATTAAAGCGTTTGCAGCTGTGACGAGGACGTGACGAGTGGTTATAACGTTGAATCACGTTTTTGGTTAGTTATAGAGAAGAAGAGAGGTAGAAGTCTTCGAGGTCTTTGTTGATATCTTCGAAGTGTTCTCTAACGTGTACACTCTTTCCGCTGTGGAAGTGAATCCAGGTTGTGCCGTTGACGTTGACGTCATCATCATCTGGGTGTTTGTTTTTGTTTTCTATGATGTGTGAGACAGCTGACATTGAGATGGTTAGAGAAGAGTCGCTATTTACGGTGACGTATGTTTGTAAGCTGTGCATATTATTTATTCCGTTTCTGTTTGCTATTTTTTTAGACTCTGGGCCCGGGGAAAGTTAGTTCAAAGCGTTGTTAGAGGTGACGAAGACGAAGGGAGGGCGTTATGATGGTGGGGCAGTATCGATGAGGGAGCGAGTTAGTTGACAAAGACTTCTGGGTGAGACATTAATATGCCGGAGCATAGTGTGACGTATTTGTTAGCGGAGTACATTTGTTTATGAGGTGGCATAGAGCGTGTGCTGTATAGCCAGCCTTTAGTGGGTTTGCAGTATGTTTGAACGTATTTTTGTAGAGCGTTTGTATTGCTAGTAGTTTTATTTAGAGAGAACAGTATTCCCCCTGAGATACAGACTAAGAGTATGAGTAGAGTTTCTATGATAGTTGTTTTCATTTATAGCAGCTTTCGAGTTTAACTGTGGGTTGTGTATTAGTGAAGAGTTTTACAATTCTGAATCGTCATCTCGTTTCTTTTTAAGTTCGTCTAACTTGTCGTTAGAGAATTCGAACTTGTCGTTAGAGAATTCGAAGATGTAGCCGAAGAAGAAGCCGAGAAAGAATGTGACGAAGTGAATCATTGTTTGTCCTTGAGTAGTTTATTGCGTTGGTTGATGAGATCTTCTAGTTTACCTGTCAGGCCACGAAGTCTCTCGTTGTGTATAGCTTTGTTGAGTTGTTCTAGCGTCATGTTATCTTCTCATCTCTAACCATTGATCTAGAGTGAATGTAGTGTTGCCGTCATTGTATTCATAACCCATTTCAGTATCATAAACATATTCAACGTCGTAACGTTCAAGGATAGTGCTGAGTGCTGCTTGACCAACTTCATAATGTTCTGATGTATCGAAGGGGATATGAGAAACTGATTTTGGGAGAAACTCTTCTTTGATTTGTTGTGTAGCTTCAGACATATCTTTTGGACCGTATCCTTCGTCTGTGACAAGTATTGTGTCGTCGTTTGGAAAGTTGATGTGGCCGATGCCTGAAGGGAGGCTGCGATAATCGATGCTGAAGTAGATGTGATCTTTAAGATTGATATCCATATTGGAGTCCTTTTTGATTGTGTGTTAGTGGATTATGGTATATTATAATATTGTTATTTGAAAGTTACACTTGAAGTGTTTTATTTGTAGTAGTATTTATCTATTAAAAGCTGCGACTAGATCTACGCAAAGCTAGATCAAAGCGTTTGCAGAAGTGACGAGGACGAACCAGCGCGTATGAACGCTGAGTCTGTGAGTGGAGTCATTTAGAGGTCAAGTAAACATATGAACGTCTGGCAGCACTTTGTTATATTTAAGTGTAGAAAAAAAACGTTCGGCAGCGGCGAAAGTTAATCAAAATGTTTGCAGAGGTGATGAGGACGAAACGCTATGGTTAGCGGGCTGAGTTAGCTTTTGATAGAGAATTGTTTAATCTGTCGAAGCTTGCCTGTAGGTTTATAGAGACCAGTTATAGATGAGCCATCCGTGTTCGTCGCTAAGCGCGTCAGTTATTTGGTCGTCAGAAGCAGAAGTTGGATCTTTGAGATAATCATTGAGGTCGACTTCTGTTGGAACACCATTTTCAGCAGCAAACTCATCGTGCGCCTCAATGCTGTTGTCTTCTAGATCGAATTCCCATTGTATTTGAATAATCATATTGTATCCTGTTTGTTGGTTGGTTGATTTGCCTTATGGTTTATTATAATATATGAGAAGATTATTTACACATCAAACAGATTAACCATTTGATAGCTTCCTTCTGATACGATGAGTGAAGAATCGAAGAGGTCGTACGATGTGAAGATCATTTCAAGAGTTTCTGCAGTCGGTTTAATATCAATGCCGTTACGCGTCGTTGTTTTGCATTCTGTAAGGTAGTGATAATATCGTCTCCCACTTTCAGCTTCTTTGTCTGCAGCAACTCCTGTAGGGAGAGACCACGTGATTGGCTCAACATAGTTTGTATTCTCATCGCTCATTTTATCTCCAAATCTTTCATCACGTCGTCTAGAAACCCGTAGTAACCTGCAACAAAGAAGTAAAACATATATCCTCCAATCATAATAAGAAAACCCGCAGCGTTGTTGTAATGCTCAAAGTAAAACATCGTCGCGAAGATAGGTAACAACGCAACAAAAGCTGCGAAGATTAATATACTCATCAAGCATAATCCGCCAAAAAAAAGAATAGCAACTTCTTTCATCGTCGCTAACATCGTAGGTCTTTCATATCTTCTCATCATTATAACGTGCCTGTTAGGAAAATGTTTTTGAGTTCGTTCATCGAGGGTCCGTTTACTTCGAACCACCACCAGTTCTTTAACTTGGCTTCGTCGTATCGATCACATATCTGGTCGTCGACGCTGTCGTTCAGGTCAAGGTCCATTAAAACTGTTTTACTTTGTCCGGATTTGTAGATAAGATCAACTTTGCATTGTCTGATGTATGTCTTTGACATTTGAGTATCCTTTGAGAGTTGGTTGGTTGATTTGTTTTTGCCTTATGATATATTATATCCAAGGTATATAAAAGTTACACGAAGTGGGACGACGTTACCAAGCGTGGTAACACCGAGTCAGTATCGGCGTGGGGATTAGAGGTCTTCGTTTTCCATATTCATTAGCTCTTCTAGATCACCCATCATATCCTCATAGCTTTCTTCAATAACTGGAGTTTCTGCAGTTTCGCTGAGTTCAACCTCGATCTCATTGACAGCTTCAACTTCAACAGCTTCCTCTTCCGCTTCTTGAGGCTTCGCAACTTCTTCGAGTTTGAGTGAGTGAGGAGTTGTATTGATAAAACTGATCGCATCGTCCAAATCATGAAGAGGGATGTAGTGAAGCTGTTTTGGGTGATCAAGGGTAGATCCTCCGGTTCGAACTTCGAAAGCTGCTGCCTTAACTCCGTTATTGATGCGTGGTCCACTGAATCTGATCCAAGCTTGACCTTGATCTGTAATAAACTTTGAGTAATCCTCTATATCAACTCCTTGCTCGCCGAGTGATGTGAGAGTTGGTTGGATATTTTCCAGGCTGACAAAGACCCATTTCATTCCTCGACCTCCGAACTTGGTTTTCACCTCACTACGCCAATCAGTACCATCAGCTGATTTGCCAGATCGAGTGCAGAGAGGTTTAATATCTGAGTTAATGAGTTGATCAAGGTGTCGTTTGAAAGCTGTAACTTTGGGTTCGCCACCGTTATCAACAAAAGTCTGAAAGATGTTTTGAATGTTTGACATAACTGTTTCCTCTGATGAGATGATTTGTGTGTTTGAGTTTTCCATGTTAAGGATCCTTATTTTGATTGGTTGGTTATTATGTTTTATTATAAATGGATTTGAGATTAGTTACACTTAAGGAGTTATAAACCCTAGAAACCTTTTAAAGCTTCCAACTCTTTAGATAAGAAGTAAGCATCATCTGCGTATTGTCTCGCTGTTGAGTAGTCTCCAATCTTTTCAGCGGTTTTTGATTTGTTTAGAAGCTGTTGAATGATTTTGCGAAGTTTTTGTTTTGATGGGGACTTCATTTTGAATCCTTTTGGTTGGTTGGTTATTATGTTTTATTATAACTAAACTCTTAAAGAGTTACACGAATCAAACGACGTTACCAGGGGTGTTAACCCTGAGTCTTAACTCTTAAGGCCGAACTTATGGCGAGCCTTACGGAGGTTGTATTCAAGCGTCTCAAGGTTTGCTGCTCCTCCAGCAATGGTTTTCTTTTCAGTTCCCTTAATGCCACAGAAGATAATGTATCCGCCCTTCTTATTAACTTCTGACCAAACTTGATGTGCCGGTTGATGTGTTACTCTTCTTCTTGCTTTCATATTATTTATCCCTTTGGAATGTTGGTTGTTGTTGTTGCCTTATGATATATTATACTTTAACTATTTAAAAGTTACACATCATAAAACGTTTTAACCAGCCAGCCAAACTCATCGCTTAGCGCATCAGTAATCATATCATTGCTGATCTCAACGTCATTATTAAATAAACTGTTCAGATCAACTTTTTCTGGGACACCGTATAGATTACATAAAAGACCATTCACTCCCATAGCCCATTCATGATCATGATTAAGTTTATATTCAACGTCAACATCATCGATTCTGATAAGTTCTTGTGTCTGGTGATCCGACTCGATGTCAAACTCCCATTGTACTTTAATTGTTGGATGAGTCATATTTATAATCCTTTGTTTGATTGATTGGTTGGTTGGTGATTAT